TTGTACTGAGTAGTACAATACAACGCTACCTAAAGTATAGTTAGCTGGTAATACAGAACCTGTGATAATGAAAGAAGCTGTGTTGTTAGACACTGTAGTGAATTGTTGGATCATATCTGTAGCAGCAATAGAACCTGAAGTGAATACAAATGATCTAACAGCGTTTTGATCAGCGTTAGTTGGTAATGGAACTAATACTTTCTTGTAAGAACCAGTTACTACGTAGTCTGAGTTAAAGTTAACGTCAGCAAAAGATACTGATGAACTTACAGCAGCGATAGAAGCTGAGTAAGAGTTGATTGAATAACCAAATCTACCAGCACCATACAATGATTGAGAAGCAATGTTAGTTGTGTTGTTAGATGTGCTTGCACCATATAATGAATCACCTGCAGAGAATGGAGACTTAGAAGTACCATATTTGAAATCAAGATAGAATACAAGACCTGAAGGTAAGTTCATTGGTTGTACGCTAACGAATTCTTTAGCAGCGATTTCACCGAATACACGGCGAACTAATGGTAATGCAACACCATTCCAGCTTTCGCCAGAATATGCACCTGCACCAGAAGCTTGACCACCTGTTTGAGATGCTTCTGTAACTAATTGCTTAGCTTGGTTTTCCAATAGCATAGCCATTGTGTTTTTGTCTGTAGTGTTCTTGATACCTTCTAAAAGGCCAGATTTTTCCCACTTACTAGACAATTTTTTTGAATCTTCCATTACACTCTTGTATTGGTTTGATGATTCTAATAATTGTTGAACGTTCATGTTTAACGATTTTTGTTTTTAAATTAATAATCTTATTTGATAATGTTTGCAAGTTTTTGCATACGAGCAATTACATCATTTGATTCAACGATTGTTGATTTTGGAGCAACACCAGCAGCTTTAGAAGCGAATCCTAAAGATTCTTTAATAGATGACTTCTTAGAAGCACCTAAAGTAGAACTTTGAATAGATTCAAATAATTCTTTAGCTTGTTTTGGTGTAGTTGCTTTGTCGAATGAAGCAATTACTTTTAATTTTTGAGATTCAGATAAGTTTTTAGCTTTGAAGATTTTGTTTACATACAATAACTTAGCGTTTAATAAGTTTTGCTCATGTAATTCAGCACGTAATGCTTCGATTGTTTCAATCGCTTCTTTCATTTCGTCCTTTTCGTCTTCTTTCTTAGCGTCTTTTTTCTTAGCTTCATACATTGTGTCTTCGTCTGATTTTTCTTCATCCAAAGCATCTAATTCAGCTAATAATTCTTCTAAGTCAACTTCATCTTCTTCTTCAGCAATTTCCATTTCTGGTTCTTCAGCACCCATTTCCATTCCCATTTCTTCGGCACCCATTTCAGCTGCTTCTTCGCCTGGAGTTTCGTACTCTTCAGCTTCTAATTCAGATGAGATAATGTCTCTGATGATGTCTTTTAATGCGTCTACTGTTAAATCAGTAATTTTGTCGCCTTCAGCTTCAGTTTCTTCTTCAGCAGGTTCTTCAGTAGGTTCCATTTCAGACTCTTCGTCTTCAACTTCTTCTTCTTCACCAACTTCTTCTTCTTCTTCAGCTTCTTTCATTTCTTCTTTTTCTTCGTTTTTAGCGTCTTCAGAATCTAATTCAGCTAAAATTTCAGATAAATCGAAATCTTCTTCTAAATCTTCGCCTTCTGACATTTGACCTGCGTCAATAGCTCTTTTTCTGATCATATCAGAATCATTGCTTCTGTCGTTAGCTGAGATGTAGTCTACTTCTTCAAGTTTCTCGTCATCTTCACTCTCCATTTCCTGCAATTTTGCAGAAATCATAGATTGTAATTTTGGAGCAAGAGCTTCTTCAAGAGCAGCCTTTGCATTTGCCAATGCAGCTTCGCGTACTTGTTTAGCGTCAGCAATAGCTTCCTTAAACAAATCTTTGTTTGTACTCATTTTGTGTTTCTCCTTAAATTTAATTTTGGAAATAAGCTTATTGTAAAAAGCTTAATAGAATTGTTTGTAATACCAGAGTTGCAAAAAGATGGGCAACCCATTTTAGGTTACCCATAAATATATGTAGATACGTTAAAACGCGAAAAATTAATTATTTCCCTTAATTCTATCGTATACGTTCTTACCAATTACAGCTATGATTGCTCCAAGAATTGCGCCTGCTATAGTCTCAGGCATAGCTGCTGTAGAATGTGTTAAACCTCCTACAAAATCCATAGTTTCTTTACTAAATAAGTAGTGCCCTAAAGCTCCACCTCCTACTAATCCTGTCCAAAAAGCTCCTCCATAATCAAATCCTCCTTCTTCTTCAGAAATTGGTGCTTGTTCTGCTTTTTTAGCCATTACTAATGCTAATTTTTGTACAGTATTAGTATCTATATTTTCACTTAATGTAGATGGATCAACACCATATTTACTTAATAAATCCATTAATTGTTTAGAAGCATTTGGATCTTTTGCTATATCAGCTGCTACTTTATCTATAACAGGAGATGCATCTAGTTTAGCGGCCATTGCAGTAGCTTCTTGAGCTGCTTGCTCTGGTGTTACTTCAGCTTCGTTTACTTGAGATTCATTAATAATGCCAGCTAATTGCTGCATTCTTTTTATTTCGTTTAATTGTGTCATTATATTTTTATTATACTATGAATAAATATTAACAAAGAGGACAAGCTCCTGTTGTAGTACAGATAATTTCAGTAATTAAGCTATTAACTTTACTATAATCTGCAGTAAGTTGTGCTTGCTTTCCTTCAGACAATTTCATATAAGCACCTGGAGTTGATGGTACTGAGACTAAATCCCAACATAATAATTCAAAATCGTCTTGTACTTCAACTGTTTCACCTATTTGTTTAACAGAACCCATACCACGAGATGAAATACCTAATGGTATACCTGCTAATATAATTTCTTGAGCAATTTTGCCTGATGGAGTATTCAATAATGTTAGCATACCCATTACATCATTACCTTCCCACCAAACCTTATTAATAACGTGTGATACGTTATTTAGATTAACAATTGTAGATTCAGGATGATCTAATTCACCCATTGCTGTATTTGATTTTACAGGACCATTTGCATAAATTTCTACTTGTTTTTTTAAAACTTCTGGTGGGTAAACACGGCCATTACCGTTTTTTACTCCTGATTCTTGCAATTTACCTGTAATACGCATTCTACCATCACCTGTACTTTTAGCTTCAGATAATGACATCTTAGCGATGTGAAATGGTGTATGATCTATTAATAATTGTTTCATTTTATTATTTTGTATCGTCTGAAATATTTGTTAAATTATCACGGCCGTCAAAATATTCATCCATAACCATTGCCATGTCATCTATTTCCTGGTCAGCAGATTCCATTTCTTTCATTATTTCACGAACCATGTTTTTTAATTTTTCCATTGAACCACCTAGGTTAACACCTGGTCTAAATTCTGGTTTTCCTGCTTCTAAACCATCAATATCGATACCAGCAAAGAACATTCCTTTATTATATATTGCTTTAACTTTACCTTGACTTTCTTCGAATTTAGCTATTTTAATTTCTTCACCATCATATGTTTTAGCAGTATCACCTTTTTGGAATTCAACTCCGTCAGCGTTTGTTGCTTTGATGATGTAATTTTTACTATCTCTTACTATTTTGTATTTTTCAGGATCAGCAGGTAAATCTTGAAAACGCATTTTTTCGTCTACGTTTTCTTTAATCTTTTTTTTTTCGTCTTTTTTAGGCATCTTAACTTTCTTCATACCTCTAGCTGTATCAACTGCTGTTTTTTCTGTATAGAATTTCATTTGATGATCTTCAGGTTTTGAAGAGTCCATCGTTTGTGCTGTATAATCTCTAATACCAGTTAATTTATAGTTAGTATAGTATAATGGATTTTTCTTAATATTTTTCTTAACCATCTTTTCAATCTCATCATACTCCATATCAGGATGACACTCATGTTCAATCTGAATACCTGTAGTTACTTCTTCAATATCTTCGTCTACTGCTTTTGGTTCTTTACCTTCGTTTATTTCTTCTAATGGCTCATCTAATTTATCGGATTTAACAGCTATTTCACCAGCCATTTCATCTTCAAGTTGCTTTAACATAGCATCAAATTCGGCATCGCTGTTAGAAGTTTCATCATTTTCTTCACTAACACTATCGTATCCAGCAGTTGTATTTGTTGTTGTTACACTTTCATCTTGAGCACCTTGAGAAAATACTTCTTCTTCAGTTGTCAATACTTCAGAAATAATATTCTTATTTTTAAGGATTCTAACGGCATCACCAAATGATGTTACATTAGTTACATATTGTGGTATAGTCATACGTAAATTTCTCATGAAATTACCTTGTGACATTTTACCTTCTGTTAAGTCGATGTACTGTTGTTTTATACTTTTCATTTTCTATAATTTTATCTACCTTGACCTCTATAAGTTTTAGGGCGTGGTGTATGTTTGTTGTATTTTTTCTTTGCTGAACCTATTTTACGTTTGCCAAATGATAACTTATTGTTATTGCCTACCGTCTTTGCCATTACTGCTTAAGATTGTTTATTTTATTGGTTAAATGATTTACCATTTCTGCAATTTGAGCAACCGCTTTTTCTGTTCTACCCCAATAAGCAACACCATCACCTTCGCTCAATTCTTGTTTCATACGTTGTGTATAATCAACAATACGATCAATTTCATTAATTTTTTTCTTTACCTCACGCATTGCTTTATGCAATTGTTCAGCTTTAGTTCTATGTTTAACTTCTTTTTTAAATTGTTTATAAGTTGCCTCATTTAACAATTCTTCTTGAATTAATTTTTCTAAATTTTCTTTATACATTTTGTATGATGGTTTTTCAGCTGATTTCCAAATGGCTTTATAATCTCTTACTTTAGAATCACTTGGCATTCCTGTAGGTGCTAGTTTCATTCCTTGAGACTTAGCAGTTTTAGTAGCAGCATTTGTTTTTTGACCCTTAGGAGAAAAAGCATTTGCTGATAAATAACCAGGTACACCAGCTGTAGTAGATTCTTCATCTAACAACTCACGTACCAATGTTTTAATATACTCTTTTATGTCCATTATTTAACGACTTTTAATTCAGCTATTAACTGATGGTATTGTAAAAGTGAAACTATATTCTCGTCTTTTACATTTTGATTTTTATCTAATGGATTTAATAACGTAATAACTTCAGTCAATTTAATTTGAACTGTTCTATCAGCTACTAATGGTGTTAATTCAGTTAATGATTTTTTAATTTGAGCATATTGTTCATTAACAAATTCTCTTAATTTAACAGTATTAGTAACATTATTAATATATTCTTTTAATACTGATTTTTGTGCAGGTATTAAATCGCCGTATTTTTCGTTAAATTTCTCTAACAGCATTTTGTATGCTAAAATACGTGTACCTGAATCCATTTTACTGTATTCTTCTAGTACGCGATCTTTTACTTCTTCAATATTAACTTCTTTACGAGTAATATGTTCAAGTAATGTTACTTTGTTATCAATAACTTGAGAAGGCTCAATGAATTCTAATGATCCATGAGCTTCGATTAAATTAGATACAGCAGCGTATTGTGTATAGTTGCTGATTTTTGCTTTAAAGAATACTTCGATATCATAATGACTACGAATTTCTTTAATAATGTTGTACTTTTCTTTACGTAAAGCCGTCTTATTAAGACGTGAAGAAATTTCAAGTACTGAGTTAATTAGTGATTCAGCTTTACCTTCGGTTAAAGCTTTGCTTGTGATTAACGCTTGATATAGCTTATGCTCTTTTGTTAATTCAGTTTTACCGAAAAATTTTTTAACAATACCGATAGCGGCAGAATCTTTACCAGACACAGTGTCTGATGCAATTTGACGCACTAATAATTCAAATAAGATACCGGTATTTTTATATTTGCTGTGTTTTATTTTCATAGTGTATAGTATGCACTACCTATAAATATGTAGTCGTTATATGCCCTTGATATTGTTTTCGTTAAGTAATGATGGTTCTTGATCAGGCCCGAATACTATTTCTTTACGTATTTCTTTAGGAATAGCACCCAATGCAAACTTATTTTTATATGCTTCAGCTATTGCTAATGGTGAACCGCCTTTTGGTGTACCACTACCTTCATCAGGTATATTAGCAGTATACAATGTACCATTCTCACCAGCACCTAATCTATCTTTACCTAATGGATCATTTTGTGTATTGATCACAGACACTTTTTCTTCAGGACGACCAACAGCACGTTTTTCATCATATCCTGATGGTATTGGGGCATTAGTACCTTGTCCCATTCTACCTTTACCATACAATGAAGCTAGATCATGTGGTGTACCATATGATTTACCAGTTTTAGCTGGGTCGTTACCTTCATTTTCAATTTGGCCTAAGCGGAATGCACGTTTTTTATCTTCAATAACTAAGTCGCGGAACTCATCATATTGATCTTCACTGAATTGGAATATCTTATCATAGATAAAGTCTGAAGGCATTAAGTTAGTGTCTTGCATTTGTTTAGCTAAGTCAACTTTTTCTTTCCACAATGCAATCTTTTCTTGTTCAAATATGATTGATGGTGTAGTTAATGATAACTCAAAATTAGTTAAGGCAGCACCATCATATCCTTGAACGTATAAATGAACCAACGCCATTTTATACAATTCAGATAATGTGATACGTTGAATACGCTCAACTGTACGAGCGAAACGAATATCTTCAGCAGCTAATGTAGCTTTACCAGTTAAATCTTTTTCAAATCCGAAGAATGCTTTAGGTACTTTAAGTGCAGCTAACATCTCATCACGTAGGAATACTACGTCATCAATTGCATTATATTCTAATCCTTTAATTGTGTCGATTTTTGTTGATGCTCTATCACCACGAGTTGGTAGATAAAAATCTTCCATCATGTTCATCAAATTATAGCGAAGATTATATTCACCTGTTTGTTGGTCAACATAAGGTGTTTTCTTCATCTTCTGCATTAAACGTTGCATGTATGCATCTACCTCATTTGGAGGGATATTACCTACGTCAATTGTGAATACGCGTTTTTCCGGGGCACGTGTTACACGATGTAACAACATCGCATCTTTCATCAACACATACTGCTTATAAGTTTTACGAGCAGGCTCAATAAACGAGCGCCCATAAGGTAAGTAGTTAGCATCAGTTAATAGCCTAAAATGCGCTATTTCGTAGTTTTCAAATTGAATTTTACCATCTCTGTCTTTAACACGACTAGACATACCACCAGCAGCGATTACCATTGGATCGATCTTAAATGTTACAGCAGATGGGTTAGTTGGGTCTTGACCTTCTTCACGAACCATGTCGTATACTGACAATGGTATTACAGAGTATATACCAAATTTTTCAGCAACCTCCATGTGTAAATAAAAATCACCATACTTACACATGTTACGAGTCCACAACCATAAGTTAAACTCAATGTTTAATATATCGTAAAATAAGTTATATAGTATTTTTTGAATATTTTCATCAGCACTTCTAATCTGAAGTACCTCACCCATTTCATTTTTTAATGTAGATTCATCAGCGATAATATCCAATGCTGATGCAATGATTGATTCTGTATCCATTGCTTCATAATCAGTGTATAACTGAAGGCGCAATGTTTGATAGTTCATTGTTGGGTTGTACGGCATATTAGCTCCGTAGCGGTGCAACTTAGTAAATCTATCGATTAATGCGTTTGTCTTAACATTACCAAAGGCTTGGATTTTATCAACGTCTGTAACCTTTAATTGATTTCCTCCGACATTTCTAATGATTACATCTGTATTAAACAGACGAGTTAATCTAGTAAATAATCCAGGATTATTATTTAATTCAGCCATTTTATGTTTTTATTATATCAATAAATATTTATGCTCTATAGTACCCATGTCATATCTTCGAATTGTCCGTGTCCATTGTTTATCATGTATGGATTTTGAGTTCCATCAGGTAATGCAGGACCATAATAAGCATCTTCACCACCTGTTCTTGAAATACCATCTACCGCTGCTCTAGCTAAATTCATACCTTGCTCGTAGAATTTCATTGCAGTATCTCTTACAAACAATCCCATTCCCAACGCCATTACCAAGTCATCATTATATCCACTTTGAGCTTGTGCTTTACCATGCATCCAAATGAATACACGTAATTCTTCTAACAAACGTTTTGAATGAAAGGTGAACTGTCTATCTCGAATATACGCCTCCATTTTGGAGATAACAAGTGGTCTTGTCTTAGCTGATGTAGTAAATCCGGGAACTGTTTGATCAGATTCCATTTTAGCCATCCATTTATCCATTTGCATCTCACCATAAGCGCGAGGTGAATAATAAGTGTTAGGATATCCTTTTTCTATTATTGTATTAATAACATCCCATCCAATATTAGCATTCTCTACTACAAGTAAAGCATTGTTGTACTCAGTAGCAACAGATACCAACATATTTCCATAAGTACGGGTATCCACTTGTGATTTGTACTCAGCCACTTGTTCAAGCGATATAGCATCGATAACATGGAATGCCGAATAGTCTGCACCATCGCCACGAGCAACGTCAGCGCAAACAACATACTGTTTGCTATAATCAGGGTAAGCCCATATCCAAAAATCACCACCCATAAAGCGACGCTCAATAGGATCACTAATAAAAGTTTCTTCATAAAATGATAATATATCAGGTTCAACAACTGAATTTCCAGATCCTAAGAAGTCACAATCATACTCTTGGGCAAATTCTCTTGAAGACATGTTTGCGCGCTCTGTTTCTTCCCATCTTTCATCTCTATCAGGATGTAAATCCCATCTTAATTTAATTGCTTTAAATTCATTTTTTCCAATTTCAGCATCAGTATACATTCTATGGAACCAGTTACCAACACCATTTGGCGATGATAATGCTATAATTCCTCCACCCGTTGCAATGGTTGGTTTAATACTCGTATAGATTCTATCAATACCTTCAATGAAGGCAGCCTCATCTACAATAAGTAACGAAACGGCGTACGATCTACCTGCATCTGATGCGGCTGATGTAGCAACAATTTGAGAGTTATTGGCTAGTTTTAATGATAATTTATTATCTGATATTGGTTTTATATTACCTTTTAACCAAGATGGTAATGAGTTGTACATAAATTGTACTTTCTCTACCATTCCTTTAGCTGTTTCTTGCTTTGTTGCAATACACAACACAGTTTTATCCTTTTGGAATAACATTGTCCATAACGCAAAACCAGCTGATAATGTTGAGATACCTAACTGTCTTGATTTGTTTATAATGCTAAATCTATTAGCTCTAAAATCATTTAATACTTCTTCTTGGAATGGGTATAAATGGAATAATACTCTACCTTTTACAGGGTGGGTGATATAACAATATTTTCTAAAGAAATGTACAGGATCCGTAGCACATTTGATGTATTCCGCCTTGATTATTTCTTTAATATTTGCTTGACTCATGTATATAAATATATAAAAGTGAGCTCAGCCTTGCGGATGAGCTCTGAGCTATAATACTGAGACTATAGCGGGGTATGTTCCTAAGGTAGAACTATTTTGCAACCATTAGATATACTAATCCACCAACTACAATACCAGCTCCAATCTTAGTGATTTTATTCTTAAATTTAAGCTTTTGGTTTTGTAAGTATAATGTTTGGTATTGGTTTTTCCAATCTTTGATTTGTAAATCCTGATTGGTCATAATATTTCTGTATGTACCTTCTTTTTTAATATAAACTGAAATAACACTATCTTTACCACTTACTCTTGATTCAGTTAATGCAATAACACTATCTTTAATTGTAATGATTTGTTTTGCACCATCTAATTCTGCTAAATCTTTAGCTGTAGATACTAATACAGGTTGTGCCAAAGGTAATGGATTAGTTACTGTATCTGTA